TCATAGCATACTTACCCCGTCGTGCAGACATATAATTAAGAGTATCTTGTTTATTCGGTGTTTGTGAAGTACTTTGAGTTGTTAATGGAAATGTCCACTCTCCGTTAATCCACCCTACCGCTGATGCATTTGAAGTTGCAGGAGTAGTACATCTATGCCCAGTACAAGTACCCTTGCATGCAGTACCCGAACAACAATTGGCTGGTTTTATATCGTAATCTTTGTCAAATATTGGTTTCGTGGGTATTCCTTTCGTATTGAAAGGATCATTATAATTTAGAGGTGTCTCCTCAGAAAAAGTACGAGACCCATAAAAATTTTGGTTTTTAGGGTCTTTACCTAATAACCAATTATTCCAGAGGATGACGCCCTGATGAGTTGACATTGTGGATGAAACTCCGATTTTGAATGGACAGTCAAAAATGGAACAAGGGCATGGGACCAACCCTGTTCCCAGTTTAGTAAACACGTTGTTTGTCGTTTGCAAACTGTAATACAAAGTATAAGGATTTTTGGGGTCATATTCGGCACAAGATGCGCATCCCCCCTTACTTTGTGTTTTGTTTTGAAGAAATTCACAACTTAAACCGGGACCTGCCTTAGTTTCGGTGCCTGCGTATCCATTTCCCCCACTATATGTTTTGCAAAGATCATCATTACAGGTCAACGTTAACGGGGGATTTCCCCACGCGCTGGCATATTTTTCTCCACCCTCAGCTCCACCTGAACAATAAAAAGGGATTTGTAAGGGCTGATCACAACAGTTACCAGTACTATCATCTGCCCCCTCCCCAAACACATTATGGATAGGTAATTGAGCTGGATCAGTAGCGTCTCTGTATTTACAAGATCCTACGGGAGCTGCACCACCCGGGCATGGTCCTAAATAATTATCTTTCGCACTAGCACTCGAAGTCACAACGGAGCCCTCGTTCATTCGAATTCCATTAGTGCTAGTACTATACACCAGATTCATCTGAAAGCCCAATAATCCGTTGGCTAGTGCAGCTTTTGATTCTGTAATGTTATTAATTGTTGGAAGAGTAGGATCTTCTTCAATTTCATAATACTGCATTTTTATTCTATAAAGAATTTTTAAGACTAAAAATGTAATTATTCGATTACTTTGACGGTTGTGAAGGTTTTTGTCCACATACACCTTTGTATGAGAGCCTTGGCTTCTCATACACGAGCGACAAATATAAAACTGTACCAAAAATGCTAATAGATAGTGCGATGATACTTAAGGTGAGTATTAAAGGCATTTCGGGGACAAATCTTTTCCTGAGTAAGTAAATTAAGATAGGAACTAAAATCAATAATGAACTCGATAATACCAGCATTTGAACATTAATAGTTTTCACATATACTGTTTCTGTAGCTCGCGTTCCTAACTTATCAACACAAACACCACTTTTACAAGTACAACCATTATCTGTATTACATTGTCCATCAATAGCACACTCGCAAAACATGTTTATATCACAAAAACTTAACGGTAATCCCACGTCAGGGTTCATAGAACTCACGCAAAGCGGTAGTTTTCCACCAGGACTAACATCGTCGCATTCAGTTCTTGAAGCAAACAACTTACCGAGATAAAAAGACACACCTGTTAGTGTGAGTAGTGTTAATACCATTACTATTATACTGGCTTTGTTAATCCCAAATCCTAATGGTATGAGAGCAGTTATTATTATCGTTGGGATCATTAATTGGACGAAAAAAGTAGTGTTAAACGTCACATTGATACTTTGCCCGCACAGTCTATTGTACTTTCCTGTATTCAAATTTTGGATATTACTAGCTTGTCCTTGTAAAATGTCGTTTAACGCATTACACTGTGTTGTGCAATAAGCGTCATTTAAATCTAGTAAGTCTTTCATAGTTATTATTGGATTACTTTTAGGAACATGTTGGGTGGCACATTGTTCATCAAAACACATAGCTGCTGGATTGTTGGTAATCGACCCCTTCGAAGGAGGTACTAAACTTGAATTTATACAAGCACAAACTCCGTGACTATCACGTCCGTTGTATAGTAGAAAATAATTATCGGGTGAAAAATTAAAATTACTATTTGTATATGTTTGAGTACATCGTTGGGTTATTAATTTTTTACATTTTTTCAAATCACCCGTACCTGTACTACTACATAAATTTCCAACGTAATCTAATGGTGCCAATAAAGTATCATGCACAATTTGTCGATAGACGGCTGGATCCCGTGGAGAACCTTCAGTGGCAAGATATAAAAAAGCTAACCCAGGAGACCAAGTTTTAATACCCACAGTTATATAGTAAAAACATTCAATACATGGTTTTTTATCACCGGTGGATGATACAATCACACCCTTAGAATTTATAGTAGCATGCGTGTCTAATGGCCATAATACGTTTTTATCTATGTCTTTTACCTGAATTGTTGGCAAAGGGGAAGGTGTAACACCATAATTCGTAGATTTAGTTTGCATTGTTTTAGTAAAAATAGATGTGTCAGTGTATGTCAAACCGGTATAAGATATTTGTAATTTCTCGAAATAAAAATCAGGTTGAAGTTCAGTTGATGGTGGAAGTGTTACACTACCTATCATACCTTTGCCTATTAATGGAACTACAATGTTAGTTACAAACTTGGTAGTGTCAAAATTTCCACCATCACATAAACTCTGCATTCTAAAAGCATCCAAAGGTAATGTTAAATACATAATATCATCTTCATAAGTAAACGGCTTCTGTGTTGATAGCATTGTCATGCTTTTTAAAAGAGAATGATAAGGCAATAATGGCTTATTAGGTACAATAGAACCAAAAGACTCCTTTATTTGGTTAAATAACCTATCACCATATGGTGAGCCGGGGGTAGTGCTAAGTAATTTAGTTCCTTGCCACACAGCTGTGAAATCTTGTGAATCATGTGCTCCCCAATTATCCCTTGCTGCCTGTGGTGAGACGATGGATGTACCATATAGAGTACCACAGTACACCGACGCAAAAGATTTTACAATCATGTAATCTCTAATAAATCCTATTTGAGGACTTTCAATGTTGGCTAACATGTCTGTGATCCAAGGAATGAAGCCCGCGCATTGGTCCCAAAATAATTTAGGAGGTTCAGGGGGGGTAGCAGGTTTTTGAGTACTTGACGATTGCGTCAACGTACCATTTAAATATCGACCACTAGTGTTTGTAACAAAATAATTCAAAGTATCTTGTACTTGTTCCGGATTCGTACTTTGAGTTGAAACAGGAAAAGTCCACACGCCTCTAATCCAACCTGGTTTTAAACTACTATTGTCTTTAAGAGTTGATAACTGTGATGGACTACACCTTTTTCCAAGGCTACAGGCCTGTGATGAACTACCAGTGCATAAATTTATAGAATAGTCTTGATTTAATTTTGTACCGGTGCTTGCTCCGTAAAGATTGCTTGTTGATAGCCAGTAATTTTTCCAGAGAATTTGACTCCAATAGGAAGTGGTAGTCGATTTAATATCACATTCCATAATCTCTTCTACCCCAGCACTACCAGATAGAAAGTTGCTTGAATTTGTTTGATTGGTATATCCCATGTAATGTGGATTTTCTGCAGGGCCGCTCGTTTTACACGTTGCACACACTCCTATATTTGAACAGTCATATGTGCTGCCATCATCAGTATCACAATCTTTAACCCATGGATATTTTGAATGATTAAAACACGAACTCCTACACTGTTTCCACTCACAACTACACTGTGGTTTTGCAACAGTTGTTTGTGGATTGTCCACCACATCAGAAAGAACAATAAAAGCATTTGCTTTTGTGATGTTAAACTGAAACCCCAAGAGTCTATTTGCTAAAGCAGTGGTTGATTCTGTAATAGTATCTATTGAATATTTATCAGGTGACACATCGTAATTATAATACTGCATTTTTATTCTACAAAGAATTTTTAAGACTAAAAAATGATTTTGTTATCAAGGATCTTGATAACAAAAATATGATCGATCATCTAGTTCTTAATTATTCGTGGTATATTGCTACCGTTTGTTTGATTATCCCCCAATTCTGGTTTCTTAACTGGACGAATAAATACGCTCGATACTTTTACATAAACTGTTTGATTCGTGGATTTTTCCCTCGGATTGATGTAAGCCGCACATGCTTTTTTGGTGGTTTTATATCTTCTGTGATAGTGGGACGCACTCTAGCAACGGTTGGAGAACTATCGCTTGTTATTTGTGTGCAAGATTATATTAAACAGAATCTCCTCGTTTATAGGAGATATCAAAGGCATTCTTTTATGAGCGTCTTTATAATTACGATATTGGTGTTGATTAATTATCTAGTTTTCTTTTTGGCCGTTTTGGCTGAGATTTACTCGTGGACAAGTGTTATATATCGAGACAACACTTATCATATTTACGAAGAAAGTATTTGGCTTACAATGGGTGTGTATACTTTTATTATGTCCTGGTTTTTTAGAGAATCGATACCACGAGATAAAAATATTAAATTCAACAATCAAATGTGTATTATCACACTTTTTTACATCATTTACATGCTTCTAATCGATATTCCAAGATATCAACAACGAGCTTTGGATCAAGCACCACCTACATCTTTCAATACGGGGTTTTGGGAACTATTTGAATGCCAAAAGATAAGTCAAGACTTCAAAGATTATGCTGTCTCTTTTCATCTTCTTTATTTTGGGATTGCACCGTATATTTTAGACAAAATTGTATTTCAAACTCGGGTAATTGAACATTACTTTTCCAGAAATATCTAGATTTAATTGAAAAATTCATTTAAATCTTACGTTAAGAAAAATGCCGAGCTCCAGAAAAAGGAAAATCAGACCCAAGTACCTGAAAGGTTTATCAAAGTCTGATCAAGCCAAACAAAAAGCAGCCATTAGTAAAAGTCGAAAAGATGCAAAAAGTGGCAAATACGCAACCCGTCCCAAATTAAAATCATTCAAAAGCAAAAAATCACCCCATGTTGTCAAAGCGCTAAAGAAATTTGATCTTGAATCTATGAAAAATCTAAGTAAAATTTCTAAAGAAACTGGATGTTCAGTTGCATCCTTAAAAATTATTCTGAAGAAGGGGCGTGGAGCTTATTACAGCGATGGTAGTAGAGCTAATCAAAATGCGGATTCGTGGGCATATGCTCGTTTAGCGAGTGCCATAACCGGTGGTGGTGCATCAAAAGTTGATTACAAGCAACTAGTTGAAGGAAAATGTGGTGCCAAAGTAATGAGAGTTGCTAAGAAACCCAAAAACTTTAAAAAGAAAGCAGAGAAAAAATCACCAAAAAAGCCAAAGGGCAAATCACCACGTAAAAAGAGTAGAGCTCCTCAGAAATCCAAGATGGCTAAGACCGAAAAACCTTGGTTAAGTGTGAAAAAAGTAAAACAACATGAACAAGAGGCGATAGAATTAAAAATACCTCTCACTTTTCTCAGGATTTACGAAAAGCATCCAACACCTAAAAAATTAGCGATTGTGAAATCTAAGAAGGATAAAAACTGGCGTTTACGCAGAAACAAATATGTCATGGAACAACTTCATAAATATAATCAACACCCAACGGCCAAAAAATGGCTACAATTAGTCATGTGGGGTTACAAGCCACCTGGGAGAAGACCAAGAAAGTCTAATAAACGGGTAAAGTATGTTAGAAAGACTTCAAGAGGAGTGGGAAGAACTTTTAAGATGAGAAAATCACCCCAACCGTTTACAGGTCATGTAAAAAAGACGAAAGGGGGTACTCCCGAGTTTATCCAAGGGGTGACTCAACGTGGTTATAATCCTAATTTTAGCGACGTGTCGATTGAAAGTATTTTAAATTCACGCCTTCCACCTTTTCAGAAATATTTACTTCTCGGGGTGTGGGCTGTTGCTAATTACAGTCCCGCTACAAAAATACCAGACATCATTAAGGGAGACGGTGGTTATCTTCGAGATAGTGCTCTTACACCTGATATTATACCAATG